CTTGAGATTAAAGTAGAAGCAGGCAGTAAGTTAGCTGATAAAATATCGTTAGCTAACAAAATTGAACTCTCAACCACCCTGCACGGTGAAGGATGTTCGACCTAAATTCCAGTTGTATCTTCTCTAAAGCCGTGTATACTTAAATATATACGTCTTTTTTACGACGGAGAATATTTTGCCACAACAGCTATACATACACCAAGAAGAATTATACGGGCGACCAGAAGTCCTCAGTCATGTAGCCATTCTAAAAGAGCGAACCCAAAACTTTACATTGATTGATATTGGTGCTAGTCATAATCCATTTAATCCGAGTTTGTTAACGCACACGTTTGATCTTCGTCCTAATAATCTAGAAAATAAACACTCTTTTTTAGGAGATATGAATTCATACGAAGATTGGGTTCAAATATTTGAGTATGTTGAACAACACGGCAAGTTTGATTTTTGTAATTGTACACATACCTTAGAGGATATTGCATATCCCATGGCCGCATTAAAATATATGCCCCGAATTGCCAAAGAAGGATTTATTGCAGTACCTAGCAAGTATTACGAATTACAGTATAGAGATCAATATAGGGGTGGGATCCACCACCGGTGGATATTTGATAACAAACAAGGAAAACTTGTAGGGTATCCGAAAATTAACCTTATTGAGACCTTAACATGGTACCCTCACGGCACTACTATAGAAGAAAACGCTACTACAGAACTTAGATTATTCTGGAAAGATTCTATAGATTTTGAAATTATAAACAATGATTATCTTGGACCCACTGCCGAAGCTGTAGTAGAAATGTACCAGAATTTGCTTCCTTAATTTTGTCGGTTTGATGTGGCATAAATAATGTTATGTCAAACATGTTTACTAAATTCCTAAGCGACTTTGCCGGCGGCTTATTTGCTGATACCGGTTATCTTCGCGATTATCAACACGCAAGTAGATTATATGTTGATAGTGCATATGGTATGGCTCCAAAAGCAGGATGGAGTTATTTTATAGAAATTGGATTAAATCCAGCAATGGGTCAGGGCGCCAAGGGCCCATTTAAATTCATTAACGAAGAGTGGTATACAAAATCAAAAGGTAAATTAGGATTGGTAGCAAAGTCGGCAGATTTGCCAAGATTTACTATAGGTCATGAAACAATAAATCAATATAATAAAAAAACTGTAATACAAAATAAAATTACCTATAATCCTATTACTATTACGTTCCATGATGATATGGGTAATATGACCACTAATTTGTGGAAAAACTATTATCAATATTATTATGCAGATTCTAAATATCCTACAACATTCAGTGGAGGCGCAACTGGTCGGACTGCAAAAATACCCAGTGCATATAACATGGACGCCGCATGGGGCTATACCGCTGGCAGCACTGCGGGCGGTTTTCCAAATAGTGCCAAGACGTTTAGTTATGGGTTAAATAACGAACAATCAGTTCCTTTCTTTTCTTATATTACAATATTTTTATTGAATAAACAAAAATATTCATCAGTTACATTAATTAATCCTATAATTACAGAATGGTCGCATTCTCAACTAGATAATACTTCTCCTAATAAAATGCTGGAAAATAAAATGACAGTTGCATATGAAGCTGTATTTTATAATACCTTTCAAAATCGTATTACAAAAACTGAACCCGGATTTAATAAAGACTTGCCATACGATCCTACTAAGAGTCCGCTACGTGC